TTAGAAGAAGCTCCATTGTCTTTTGCAAGTCTTATGAGTACGGCTGACATGAAAAAGATGGAAAATTTTTTAACAAATGGTAAAACGAAATATTAAGGGAGTGTAAATATGCCAACTGAAACAACCGCAGAAGACCAACAAAATATTGCTACGCAAAACACCAATAGAAAAGTCCAAACAAATCTAAAAATGACAGATGAGGAGTTGGATACTATTGGTACAACCAATGTAACTCAACAAAATGCAAAGTCATTGACGGATGAGATGAGGAACAACAAACCTAATTACTCAGGTCCTTTTGGTGTTCCTACCCCTGTTACGGGTGCAATGAACGTAATGGCTAATTTGAGCATTGAAAATCAAGCAAAAGCACTAGAGATGGGTGGTTTACCAGTGTTTTCTACTGGTTTTAAGGATGGAAAACCCCAAATTAGTGTTGGTTATAACGATAAATTTAGTGCAAAAGACCTTGTTGGTGTTCAACACACTGGTTTGTTTGGTGGTACTGTGTTTAGTGGTCAAGATATGTACAATCCAGCGAATTTTGACAAATTTGGTAACTACAAAGACCCATTTGACACTGGTGATGGTGGTGATGACAACACACAAAGCACTCTAGGACAAGCGGTACAAGCAAAAGCACCACCAAAGGTACAACAACAAAAACAAGAGTTTGCAAAAGCGATAAACAGAAGTCCACAAGAGCAATTGACAAAAGTTAGAAAACCCAAAGCGGCTACTGGTGAGTTTGAGGCTGGTGGAGCATTGGTAAGACGTACCAAGTCGCTAAAGAGTGATAGACGAGGCATTTTGGGTAAACCTGACACTGGAAAGAAAACACTATTAGGGGCATAGTATATGGCTAAAGAAAAAGATGAAAAGGCGATATTACTAAGTCAACGTCTAGGTCATTTAAAAAATCAAAGGTCTACTTGGGAAAAACACTGGCAAGATTTAGCTGATTTTGTAGTACCACGTAAGGCAGACATAACTAAAAAAAGGTCGCAAGGTGAAAAAAGGGTAGAACGTAGCTTTGATTCTACTGCAATGCACTCAGCAGAGTTGTTAAGTGCCTCACTACATGGCATGTTAACCAATCCAAGTACCTCATGGTTTTCTCTAAGATACACAAATGATGAGTTAGATGGGAATGATGAGGCTAATGAATGGCTACAAAGTGCAGAAAAAGTCCTTTATAGAGCCTTTGCACGTTCAAATTTTCAAGAACAAATACACGAATTGTACCATGACCTAGTGGTTTTTGGCACTGGAGTGATGTTTGTTGAAGAAGATGACAATTTTTTACTTAGATTTTCAACAAGACACATTAGTGAATGTTATTTAAGTGAAAACGAGCATGGTAGAGTTGATACTGTGTATCGTGAGTTTCAAATGCCAGCAAGGGCATGTATTTCTAGGTTTGGTAAAGAAAATGTAAGCCAAAAGATGCTCAAAAAGGCTAAAGAAAGTCCTTTTGAGTTTGTAACAATATGTCATGCTACGTTTTTTAGAGATGAATACGACACAACCAAATTTAACGCAGAAAACAAACCTATTGCCTCTATTTACTTTGACGCTGAGGAACAAATTATATTAAGCGAAAGTGGTTTTGATGATTTCCCTTATATGTGTCCTAGATTTTTAAAAAGTAGTTTTGAAATAGGCTATGGCAGAAGTGTGGCAATGGTTAGTTTGCCAGACATACAAATGCTTTCTGCTATGTCACAAACAACAATCAAGGCGGCACAAAAGCAAGTTGACCCACCTTTGCTTGTTCCTGATGATGGCTTTATGTTACCAATACGGACAGTCCCAGGGGGATTAAATTTTTATCGTAGTGGTACAAGAGACAGACTTGAGCCATTAAACATAGGTGCAAACAATCCTCTAGGTCTAAATATGGAAGAGCAAAGACGTAATGCAATACGTAGTGCTTTTTATGTAGACCAGCTTATTTTGTCACAAAGTCCAGCCATGACTGCAACTGAGGTTATGCAAAGGACAGAAGAAAAAATGAGGATACTTGGTCCTGTTTTGGGAAGATTACAAGCAGAATTGTTGCAACCATTGATAACAAGAGCCTTTAACATACTTGCAAAGAACGAGTTATTTCCACCAGCACCAGAATTTTTGACAGAAAACGACATAGAAATAGAATACGTAAGTCCTTTGGCAAAGGCACAAAGGTCAACAGACGTACAAAGTCTATTGCGTTTGGTAGAATTGACACAACCTTTGGCACAAATAGACCCAACTGTAATGGATTATTTGGACATGGATGGTCTTGCTAAACATCTTATCAAGGTTTTGGCGATACCAGCAGTGGCTATAAAGAGTGATGAAGAGGTTATGGTGCTACGTCAACAAAGGCAAGAGGCACAACAACAAGCCATGGAACAAGCACAAGAGCAACAAGGACTAGAGGCATTAGGTAAATCTGCACCAGTTTTACAAGCCATGGGTACTGAGTGATAGCAAAAATGGATTTAGCACAATTACAAGACATAAAACGTCTATATAAAAGGGTTTTTTCAACAGATGATGGCATAAAAGTCCTTGAAGATATGAAACAAAGGTTTTTCTTTGATAAGTCAACATTTAGCAACCAACCACATGAAATTGCTTACAATGAGGGGCAAAGGACAGTGGTTATGTTTTTAGAAAACATGATGACTGACATTGAAAAAGTAGAGCAAATGAAACAACAACAGGAGGCATTAAATGAATGAAGTTGCTGAGGCGATAACCCCACAAGAGAGTGGACAAGCTAACGACCAAGGGCAAGAAACAATTACACCAACACAAACACAACCTACAAATGATGCAGGTGGTTATAATTGGAAAAATGATATACCCGAAGAGTTAAAAGGCACACCATCACTTGATACCATTGAAGATGTACCAAGTCTTATAAAAGGGTATGTACATGCACAAAGAATGGTGGGGGCTGATAAAGTTGCGTTGTTAGGAAAACATGCAACAGATGACGAATACAATGATTTTTACAAAAAGATTGGTAGACCTGATGAGCCTAACCAATATCAATATGAAATAGATGAAAACGCAACAGTGCCAGACGAAACTGTTACTGGCATGTCTAATGTTTTTCACAAAGCTGGTTTGACCCAAAGACAAGCAAACTTTCTAATGAATGAATTTATAGAAAGTGGCATGGGTAGTAACCCTATGTTGCAACCTGCGGATGAAAAGCAAATTTTAGCAAATAGACAAGCAAGTATGGATGCTTTGCAAAAAGAATGGGGCAATGGTTACAATGATAACCTTGCTATTGCTAATTCTGTTATGATGGAGTTTGGAAACATAGAATTACGAGAACAAACACAAAGTGATGGTTCTAAACTAGGTGATAACCCTGACATTATTAGATTATTGGCTAATGTTGGCACTTTTATTAGAGAAAGAGTTAGTGAGGACAAGTTAGCTGGTACAAAAATGGTTGGTGGAATGACTGTTGATGAGGCTAGGGGTAAACTAGGTGAATTAAAAAGACCTGATTCACCATTTTGGGATGCAAAACATCCTGAACATAAATGGTATGTAGAAGAGGCTTTTAGACTCCAAGAAACAGTAGATGGAAATTAATTGTGGACACAAAGGATAAAATTGATATAAGATTAGAAATACTTAGGCTTTGTATGGAAAGTTCTAGTTTGAAAGTACAAGAAAATCCATTACAAAAAGCTGAGGAACTATTTGAGTGGGTTATGCAACCAAGTCAACACAAGCCTAAAAAAAAGGTCGTTGATGAGGTCATAAGCACTTAAAACAAATTGGATAAGCATTTTTGCCCCCGTTTGACAACGTAAAAGTCATGGGGTTCTTCGCATGGGGCGAGGGTAGACCATAAAAATCTAACTTTTTTTTATGGAGAGAGCAAAAATGAGTGTTCAAATCACAACAAGTTTTGTAAACCAATTCTCTAGTAACGTAGCCTTGTTGTCACAACAAAAAGGTTCGATACTTAGAGCTGCGGTATCAGAGGAAAGTGTCAACGGAGAAAAGGCATTTTTCGACCAAGTTGGTGCATCTGCTGCGGTCAAAAGGACTAGCAGACATGGTGACACACCATTAGTAGAAACACCACATTCACGTAGGCAAGTGACCCTTGATACGTATGAGTGGGGCGACCTGATTGATGATAGCGATAAGGTCAGAATGTTAATCGACCCGACCAGTACATATGCTCAAGCTGCGGCTGCGGCTATTGGCAGGTC